CAGAAATTATAAGTCCTGATGGTACATTAGCTACCGGTCATGCAAAAGTATTTAGGAACAATAAACCTAAAGCAATGGAACTAGCAGAATCCTTTGCTATATCAAGAGCTTTATCTATCTTTGGTATTCTGGATGAGAGCATCACTTCAAAAGAAGAATTAGATGATCTTAATATACCGAATACAAGGGTAGACCAAAGTGCTGAAGTAATTAAATATCCTAAAAAAAAGGTAACTTCAGTAAAGTCAATCATTAGAAACATTGATGCAGCTATGCACCTTTCAAGATTAAAATATCTTAAAGATGTAGAGTTTAAAAATGAATTTAATGATGCAATCAAAAATCATCCTGCAACATATAAAGATTTAATGAATCATTATGAAAACAGGAAGATTAAACTACAAACAGGAGCAAAGCAAAATGGATAAGATATATATAAAACTTACCCCAAACAATAAAAGGTCAGCTCCCAATCATCCAAGCTATGTAGCACCCATTAATCCAAAATCTCCTCCGGGAAAAGAATGGAGAATAGGTGTAAAAATAGGTGAAGATTGGTATAATCAAGCTGCCTTTGATGAGGTTGCAGAGAATGGAGAGCCAACTGGCAACATTACTGTGCAACTAACACCAAACGATAGTTCAAAAAGTAGCGGTACAGGAGGTGGTTCAGCACCAGCTCATGCACCAAAACCTTTTGCAAAACAGCAATCGTATGGTAATAATAAACCGCAAAGATGGTAACATTTTTGTAAAACTTTGAGGTGGGGTTTTTTAGCCAATCCTTTCTGGCTTTTTTCTTTTAGTTGTTTTCCCCACCTCATTGCAAAACAATATGAACACAATAGACATTAACGAAAAAATATTAAATAAAATTGTAGAAGATCGTCATAAAGATTATGGTGATTATCAAGAAAACTTTAGATTATTAGCAGTCATGTTTAATGTTATTTTACATGATATTTTAAAAGATGATATGCACCCACATCAGGTTGCTCAACTTATGATGGCTCTTAAACTATACAGAACAACTAAAAAATATAAAGCAGATAGCTATGATGACCTTGAAATATACTCAAAAATGGCTAAAGAACTGCATAAAAAAACAGTAGACAAAAAGGATAAAGATGTTTAAATATATCAGGCGTAAATTTGGCGAGGCTAGTTTCACTCATACTGATAGCTTTGATAACGCTGAGAAGGCTGCAGATCCACAAGCCATAGGGGAATTTGTAGAAGTAAAAATCAATGATATTAAAATTGATTTTATAAAAGTGAAAAAGGAGAAGGATGACCGAGTTAAAGACTCGTCTGCAAAAGTACAGGGATCTCCAAGAAAAGAAACACAGAAAGTTTCTGGAGACAAAGGTACTAGCTGAAAAATATCATCAAGATAGCATTAGATTGATGAGCAAGGTAGTGCAGACACAAGAACTTTTAATGACAAGATAGTCATTAAACTTATAATTGAAAAAAACAACAACAAACCCTAGGGGATCTATGACCAAAAACTTCCACAAAGAGATAAAACTTGCTATGAAAGCAGGAATGTATCAAGATTTAAGTATAAGAGAAAAAGCTATTTATAAAAATGGTTTTAGAAATGGTTATATACTTGCCAGAGATCATAGTAAAAAAAATAGAAAACAATACACACCAAAAAGAATTGTTGGATATTCTTTTGGAAAGCCAACTCAATCAGTTATTGAAAGTATTATAAATAAAGTTTGTGTACGCTATGAAGTTAATAAAAAAGAATTGATGATAATTAAATCTCGTAGACAAGATATATGTAGAACTAGAAATATAATATTTAATTTATTATCTGAAAAATTTAATATGAGTTTAACTACAATAGGTAAAATTTTTGGCAATGATCATACTACAGTTTTACATTCTATTAAAATGAAAAATAATAAACAAAGATTTTGGTCTCCGGAACAAACTTTATGGAAAGAGTTTGAGGAAATAAAAGCAACCATTACTTAAATGGAAGAGTTATATTTATTGTTAATGCTTTTTGGAGTTATAATTGCTATTTGTCTTTTATTAGGATGGTATAATGGAGTTTTAATTTAAACACCTTCGTAAGTAGCATCTTCAGCTATATTTTTTTTATCTTCGCAATATTTATTAAAGCAACTACCATCACGACCATCATGGCAAAAATGTTTCTTTTCTGCGTTTACAATCCAACCACCTTCATTGCTTAATAATTCTTTCTGACAAACATTGCACCACCCACATATTATTAGAGCTTTAGATTTGTTCCAGGTTTTATTTGCCATACCTTTTTATTGAGATAAAGGATTGGATGTAGATACTTTAATTTCTTCTATTTGAACTTGTAATAATTCTATTTGTTTTTCATTAACTAATGTTTTAGTATGAGAATGTTCAACCGGATGATCATGTTCTATAAAACTATGAGAGTGAGAAGTGTCAACATTTTCTAAAGCTGATACCTTTTCTTCTAGTACCGCTATCTGTGAAGAATAATCTATAGTAGTTTTACTTGCTAGTTGTTCAATAGTGCTTTCCATTTTAGCAAACTTACTAAAACCTGCACCAATAGATCCCACTAATCCTATAACAACTACTATGTTTGTTAAATTTTTTTTAATACCATCAACCATTTTTTAATGCCTTTAGTTCTATTAAAAGCCTTTGTTTCTTAATGTTTAGTTCATTAAGTTTTCTTGCTTTGATTTCTATACTATCATTTTGGGTATAAGTTGCAAGATTAGTGTTTGGGTATATCTGTCTAAAATCAAAGATATTTAATTGATCTAAATATATATCTTCTGGTTTATAAAACGCCATATTTGAGTATAAATTTAATGATACTTGTTCACTTGCCATAGCATCTAGTTTTATGATATTCTTGATCGCTAAATTTTTAGCAATATCTTTAATATCTTTATCAACCTTATCCATTATTTTATCAAGATTTTTGACGATAGCTTTTTTCTGTTGTATTTTTTTTTGTTTGGCAAGTTTCTTAGTCTGAACAGAGGACTTCTTAGGAGTCTCGCTATCAGATTTTTCTTCTTTAATTTCTTCTTTTTCTTCTTCATTATTTACTTCTACCATTTCAGTAGATTCTTCTTCAACAGCCTCTTCTTCAACTACCTCAGTAGATTCTTCTTCCATTACTTCTTCTTCAACTATTTCTGTTGGCTCTTCTTCTGTCTCGGTTGATTCCATGAATACAGGTCCATCTTCTTCAATGATTGATTCCTCAGATGAAAATTCTTCTTCCTCAGAAACCACCGGTAAGAAAGTTTCAACGAGTTCTTCTGTTTCTTCATATATTTCCTCCATTTCTGTTTCTGTAAATTCAAACATTGGACCATCTTCAAATGTCATACCTTCATCTTCCATTAAAAATTCCTCTACAAATTCTTCTGCAAATGTAAATGTTTCCATCTCCATTTCTACTTCCATTTCAAATTGAGGCTCTTCAGTAAAAGTAAAAGTTTCTTCTTCAAAGAAAAATTCTTCCATATCTTCAAAGACTTCTTCTTGTAAATCTTCAAATATATCATTTATTTCATCTTGAATAGATTGATCTATTGGCTCTGATTCGTAAGTAACTGTAAGAGAAGGTTCTTTTAAGTCTACTGAATAATGACTTGTACTATTAGAAGTATCTGTAAAATCATATCTTACATTAATATCAAAATCTGTCTGAGTATTCCTAGATATAGATAAAGTATCAGACCCAGATTGATAGCTGCCGCAGTTAATACTGCCACAGCCAGTAGAATTATATGTCCTAATTTGTGTTGTTGCTTCGCCATCTGCCTTAGTTATTGTTACTGTTGAGGTAACTGTAGAATTATAATTATTCCAATGCCAATATTTAAAAGAATGGTTTGATGTAAAACCATCTTGTAATTGTGCTTCTGTTAAATTTGCATCATCTTTTAAACTTACATCATCAGATTTAATATATGTATCATTAACAGCAGCAACTATATTATTACCATGCCTTTGAGTGGCAGTACCAGACCAATTTGTGGAGAAGTCTTGGCTAAGTAAATTATTTGTTGTTGTCTCTTCTGCTGAAATTGTATGGATTGATATTATCAGCAAAAGTATTGATACGATAAACCGCATAAGCCATAACTCCTATAAATATTATTAACCAAATCATTTTTTCCTCATATAATGTTTTGAAGGCTCATAATCCCATCGTTTACCATGATGACCTCTTAAATCCGCATACCACATTCTTAATCTTACAATCCATTTTAGTATAGGTCTAGGCATTATCTAACTTTCTTTAAATTTTTAAGTTCTTGTTTTTCTAATTCTTTTTCTATTTTTTCAAACTCTTTAGTCATTTTAACTTCTTCTTCAATTCTTTTTTTTTTAATAAGTGCTGCCTCTTTTGCTATTTCTTTTTCTTTTTTTTCTCTTTCAGTCATACGCTTAACATAAGTTTTATAATCAGGTCTTTCGTGATCATATTTAGACCATAGTTCTTTAGCCTCTTTACCTATTTTACCATCTATTGGA